GCCCTTGCGTTTCTGCTTGTCCTGCTCAAGCTGGCAGCCACCCATGTCGATGATCCGGCCTTGGATCCGCCATGTTCCCTTCTGGGAGTTGTATCCGTCCCGGTTCCCGATCACTTCCTCGAACCGGTCCGGCAGCTTGTCAGCTTCCTTCGTGGTGCGGCGCAGGACCAGGGACCGCTTGTGGGTGGTCAGGGATAGTCCGACCAGCAGGTCGGTCTTGCCTCCTCCTGCCTCGCCACCGTACAGCAGTTCGTCGGCTTCGCAGAAGTAGGCGTCGGTCTGCGGTCCCGGGTTCGGGATCCACATCATGTGCTGGGTGGCGGTGCGGGCTTCCTGGACGGTCTTGGCGCGCGCTGCAGGTGGCAGCACGCCCAGGCGGTTGATGTATTCGTCCAGGCTGCCCATGGGCTACTTCTTCTTGGATTTCTTGGATTTCTTGGTGACAGCCTTGATGATCGATTGCACGAATCCGCCTGTTTCAGTGGATGTGGTGGTTGAAGCCGCAGCAGATTGTGGCGGTTCACCTTCAGGAAGTGGGTCGGTTTGCCCTTCGGGTTCCGGTTCCGGCGCTGCAGCACTGGGCTGGTATCGAACCGCAATGCCAGGGTGGGCGACCAGCACTTCCTCGATTGGCGTGTCGTCCTGCACATCCGGGAAGCGTTGCGGGTTGATCTCGTTGGCCGTGCCGTCCTGCTGGCATATCGGGCAGTACAGCACGTCGGCCGCGGTGTTCACTTGTTTCAGGCATAGAGCGTTCACGCATTTCATGTTCGTCTGCTCCTCTTGGGTTTCGGGTCCATGCGGACCTTGCTGGTGGGGTACGTCGTTGCCCTGCCGATCATCACGGGTTGCTTGAGGATCTTGTCGACGGTGGCGTTGGTTTCAGCAGCGAACTTGTCGACGGCTGTCGTAGCTGCCTGGTCGGTAATGCGTGTCTGCTCTGCCAGTTGCTCCTGGATGATGGCGCGCACGGCAGGCTGCTGGGCGATGATGCTGGGGTGGATGCCAATACCGTCCCGGTCCTCGCCCCAAGTTTGCATGTGGTAGTTGTGGTCGTCCAGCGCACCGGTCAGATGAGCCACGGCGAATTCGGCCTGCTTCAGCGTCTGCTTCGCGCCCTCGAGCCGGCCTTCCAGTTCACGGCGCCGGGCTGTGTGCTTGATCATCCAGTGGCTGGACTCGCTGATCGCATACAGGGGCATCGGGCGCAGCAGGTCGGACTCGGGCGGCACCTGGATGCGGATGCCGAGGTCCGCGGCCAGCAGCAGGAAGTGCTGGCAGCCTGCGCGCTGGTACCCGTACTCCTCGTTGGCGGCCATGTCGACGCCCCACATGCCGATGACGTCCTCCTCACGGTCCAGTCCTTGCGCTGCTCTGGCGTTGCGGTTCTCGAGGATGTCCTCGATCGCGCATGCCAGCATCCACGCCAGGCTGCTGGTGAAGAAGTAGGTGCCGTACTTGGCCAGCAGGTCTTTGACCGGGAGGGCGCGCGATGCCGGGATCTCGGGCACGGCTTCGTACATCCAGACCGGGCACTGCTGCGGATCCCTCTTGGCCATCCATGCCACGTACTCGGGGCTGAACCATTGCTTCTGGGTGTGCGGCTTGCCGATCTCGCCGGGTTCCCAGCGGTGGAGCTCGAACCAGGCGTTGACCCTGGGCGCATACGGGTACACGCCGGGGCTGCATCCCCAGATATGCCACGACGGGTCGCCACTCGGGGCGAGTTGCAGGGATGATGGGGCAGAGCCCAGCAGTGCGATCTTCATCGATTGTTCCCCTCCTCAGAGGAATGGTACGGCACCCCACTGGGAGGATGCCGGCGCATAGTGCGGTTACGCTAGGCCCAGTGCCCGCGTTGGGTTAAGTAGTGGCCTGCATGGCGATGCCATTGACCGCAGTGGATGAGATCATCGCAGGCGCATACAGGGCTGTGGTCACGCCAACCAGTTCAATGTATCCGCCACCGCTGCTGCGGATCGCAGTGGCGCTGGATCCGAGGCTCGTTCCGATGATCGAGCATCCGGTCGCTGCCTTGACGTACAAGGCGCTGTCGGTGCTGCCGAAAACGATTGATTTGCGAATGCCCGGGATCGGTGGAGAAAGCTGGAACACGGGTGTCGATGCTGCGGACGTTCCCACGAGGTAACTGATTCCGGCCGGGGCCATGGCCTTGCCGGTGCTCTCGTTGGTCGTGATGCCCTGACGGAAGTCATCCGGGCCGACCAGGAATTCGACGGCTTTGCTACCACCGGACTGGCCGGTCGAGAGTTGCTGCAGGCCGAGGCGCCGGCCGTAGATGCTGGTGAGGATCTGCGAATTGTAAGGCATGGTGTTCTCCGATTATGTGTGCTTGCCGACTGGCTGCTGTGGAGTGCCCGGGGCGCCGGGCGGCGCTTCTCCTCGGATTATCTTGCCCGGCGCGCACTGAGGCGCGGGTATATCTGGGGCGTTGCTACGCTGAACGACGCCTTCATTTTCAGGTACACGGTGGCAGGGGCTGCCAACGAGATGCGGTAGCTTGGGATGCATCCGGATGACTCGGAAACTGCAGTGGGCGGGAGTATGGGTATAAAGTTGTCGCCGAAAACTAGGCCGGTTCCACTGTTTCCACTGTTCTGGGATATCCCGATATTGACCAGGGTCACCGTTGCACCATTGGCATAGATTTCCCCAACGGCTGTCACGTCCCAATCACCAGCGGTCAGGGCGATGCTGGTGGCGTCACCATAGGTTGTCGAAGTCGGGAAGCTGACCGCAGTGCCAAGCAGGGCCGAGATGACCGACTCGCCGATGCTGCCGGCCGGTGCTGCATCTGCTGCGCTGGTGCCGATCACATTCGATGATCGAGTTCCCTTGCCCGCTGCCGCATTATCGGGCGGCCTCACGGGCGCCACCACGCAAGCGAGGCTTTGCAGGCTGTTTCCGAAACGAGGGAGATGCCGGTAGTGGTCTGGGTGGATCCGATGTTTCGGATCGTGGGGTTGAATTCGCTACCAGTGGCTGCGGTGCTGCTGGTGGTGGGCACTGCTGCTGCGGTGCTGCCGTATCTCACCCAGATATCCGCGTTGGCTGCGAAGGCCACGAATCCCGCGCCTGCAGGGGCATCGAATGCCTGGCCGACTCCCGACGAGAGCACCACGCTTTGCACCACGTCTGGTGATGCCAGGATCTGTGTAGCGTTGACTCCGCCTGTGTTCTTCATGCGCGCGCCCTCTCAGGTGTTCCCCCACCCCATCGCGCGGATGGTACTACCGGTGGCAGGGTTGCACAAGGGCGGCAGGTTATTTCTGCTTCTTCTGGGCCAGCCTGGCGCCCAGTGCCATGGTAAAGGCCACTCGGCGGGCAGCGTCCAGCGTGCTGTCGTCTGTCTCATTGATGACGACCGGCGCCTCGACGTCGACCTTTTCGCGCATGCCGTACAGGGTCTTGCCCAGCCAGATCTGGGCGGTGACGTTGCCCTCTCGCACCACCCTGGTTCTGCCGTCCGGCAGTTGTTCGACGTCGCCGAGGGCGTTCCTCACGGTGGCGGCCATGATGCGGGTTTTCAGGTGGGCGTAGCCTTGCCTGATCTCCTCGGCGAAGTGCTTGCGCAGGGTGATCAGGCTGATCGGCAGCTTGTTCTTCGGGTTGATGATCAGCAGGCACATTTCGTCCTGGGCGATCCGATACCCGGCCATTGCCCGCACCATGTTGCGCTGCTCGTCGGTGGGATGGAACCCGGTGCCCTCGGGCCGTCCCGGTCCGCGCTTAGGCTTTTCCGCGGGCTTTGGCGACGGCTTCGAAGGTTTTCTTCTCGTTGCCATGGGTTGCCTGCTTTCCGGTCATGTCCTGCCATCGGCGCACGCTGGCGTCCACGTAGTGAGGATCCAGTTCGATCGCGTATCCGATGCGCTTCGTCTGCTCGGCTGCCATCACGGTGCTGCAGCTTCCGCCGAAGAAGTCCAGCACGATGTCGCCCTCCTTGGTGCTGTTCCTGCAGGCTCGGCGCGCGAGTTCCACCGGTTTCATGGTGGGGTGGAAGGCATTGTCCTTTCCGTGCCCGGTGTCACGGCTGACCGCCCAGACGTCATCCACATCGTCCTTGGGCTGCAGGAGCAGCGGTTCCTTCGGGTCCAGGTGCAGGTGGCGCAGCTTCTTGCCTTTGGGTGGGGTTGGGCTCAGGTAGAGCTCTCGGCCGTCCGGGGTGGTCAGCACCAGCCCGGATCCGATCGCGGTGGGCTGGCCCTTGATAGCCCTCGATGCGTCGATCTTCCAGATCGTGGTGCCGGTCCGGTCGCCGTAGAAGGTGGGTTTCACGCCCTGCCTGGCTGCGTAGAAGCACGGCTCATGGGCCTGCCGGTAGTCGCCCCATCCCAGCGTTGCGCCTGGCTTCTCCCAGATGATCAGGCAGAGCTCGACCAGTCCGACGTCCCGCATGGCATGCGCAAAGTCCTCCCGGGTGCCGCTGGCGTGCCACACGTACCATCCGGCGTCCTCCCGAACGTGGTGCACCGCGGACTGGAATGCACCTTTCAGCATGCCCATCAGCTGCCCGCGGCGCAGCTCGTCGCCCTCGATCATCTTGAACTTCCCGGACGGGCTGGCGTAGCTGATGCCGTATGGCGGGTCTGTGAACACGCACTGGGCCTTCCGGCCTTGCATCAATTCCTTGTACGTGGCCGGCAGCGTGCTGTCACCACAGATGATCCGGTGCTCTCCCAGTTGCCACACGTCGCCAAGCTTGGTCACCACGCGTTTCTGGATCTTGGCGGCTGGCGGCTCGGGTGGCAGTTGGGGCGGTGGGGCCAGCATGAATTCGATCTCACTGGGATTGAAGCCGGTCAGGCTCATGTCGAATCCCATGCGGGTCAGTTCCGCGAATTCTGACGCCAGCACGCTGTTGTCCCACTGGCTCTGCTCGGCGATCTTGTTGTCCGCGATGCGGTAGGCGCGGCGCTGGGCGGACGTCAGTCCTGCCCGGAGGATGACCGGGACTTCGGCCATGCCCAACTGCTGGGCTGCCTGGTAGGCGCCGTGCCCGGCCAATATCTCGTAGTCCTCGTCCACGATGATGGGCTTGGTCCAGCCAACCGCCTCGATGCTGGCCACGATCTTGTCGATCTGGTTGGGGTCGTGCTTCCGGCTGTTCTTTTCGCTTGGCTTGACCTTGGCGATCGGCACGTAATCCACGCGCAGCGGGCCACGTCCTTTTTTAGGGGGAGAAAGCTTATTGTCTGTTTTCATGGCTTTGGCAGTGCATACGTGTTCTGGATGTGAAAGGAACCGATGCTCTTGAACAGGTCGATCGAGGCCTGGTTCCGTGGGTTCACGTTGGCCTTGAATCGGTCGCCATGCCTGGGTTTATGGGCTGTGATCGCCTGCAGCAGGGCTTCTCGAGCATACCCGCGGCGCTGGTGCTCCTGCAGAATGAAGATTCCGATCTCGTCATCCTGGGTGATGTACAGGCTGCCGACACACACTTCCTGGTCCTTCTTCGGGTGGCTGGTGTCGTCGGTCATCAGCAGGAACCAGTGCCGGTACGGGTGGTTGTCGAAAAAGTCCTCGTGGTCAGACAGGCCCACGAATCGCTGGTGGGTGATGTTGGCCTCGGGAGGGCGCTCGATCAGCAGCTGGTATGTGATGTGGACCGCCTCGGCGCGGTCCGCTTCTTCAACAGGTAGGAATCGCATCAGGATTTGGCCAGCAGCAGGAGGGCGTCGCAGACGTCACACACGCTGCTGGCGCTGAATGTGCCGGCCAGGGCGTCGTTGCGGACCTGATTGGCGATGGCGTTGGCCTGTTCCTTGGCGCGGCGCAGGGCTTCGGCTTTGTCGGCCCTGTCCTTGTCCGCTTCGTTGTTCTCGATCGGTTTGAATGCATCGTTCGTCCCGGCCACGTACAGGCCCACCAGCACGAAGTTGCGGGGTGGGTCGCCGGCTCTGCCCGGGAAGGCTGGTACGCCACCTGGGTTGGCCTTGGTCGGTGGCAGGGCTTCGCGCGGTGCTTCGGCTGGGCGGCCGGCCGGGCGGAATATCCGCACTTCCGGGTCCACGTCCAGGTACTCCACGCAGTCATCGAATCCCTTGATGTCCTGCTCGGTGATCTGTACGTTCAGTTCCGGGTTGGCGTGCCGGTTCTTCCACAGCAGCATGGCGATGGCGCGCTTAGCGTCCGCAGCGACCAGTCGGTCCAGCGGTCCTTCGGTTTGGGTAGCTTCGGTCATCTTCTCTCTCCTCGGGTCAGATTCTAACGGTAATCCCGCGTTCTGCAAGGTACTGCGCGGCGCCTCGCGGGGTGGCGTCGGTGAATTGAAAGACAGCGCCGGCTGCCACGCCATCTGCGCCGGCCTTGATGGCTGCCAGCATATCCTCATAGTCGCCTGCGCCTCCGTGGGCGATCAGGGGAATGTTGACGATGCCGGTCACGTTCTTGATCGTGTTGATGTCGTAGCCTTCCATGACCCCTTCCCGGTCGGCATCGGTCAGGATGATCTCGCCGGCGCCGGCTTTCTCCAGTTGCCTCACCCAGTCGTACAGGTGCCATCGGGTTCTGCGCTTGGCTCCGTGGGTGTACACCCATTTCACGCCTTCAAACATCCGGTAGTCGACCGCAGCCACCACCGCCTGGCATCCCACCGTGCTGGCCAGTTCGGCGATCAGGTTGGTCTGGTGGGCTGCTGCTCCGATCACCACCTTGTCGGCGCCAGCCATCAGAAGGTCTTTGACGTCCTGCACCTTGGTGATCCCACCGCCCACCGCCAGTGGCATGAAGCAGGTTTCGGACAGTTGCTCGACCATACGCAGGTCCGGGCCCCTGCCTTCCTCGGTGGCGCCGATGTCCAGCAGCACCAGTTCGTCCACGCCACGCATGCTGTGAATCTTGGCGGCCTGCATGGCGATTCCCACCGCGCGCCAGGAGTCGAATGCCATGCCCTTCACCAGCGTCCGACCGCGGCAGAGGATGGTGGGGATGATCCGCTTGGCCAGCATCTTTACTTTCTCCTTTTTGCAAATGCACGACTGACCGCGCGTGCATGTTTCTGGCTCTCTACCAAGGAATTTTGCACAGGCCACCATTGCGCTATTCCTTGAGGATCAGGTGGCCTGTCCCATCGGATTCCTTGAACAGTGGCCAGTTGGTGAAGTCGTCCATGATCTCGAACAGGCGCTG